AAGGTACCGAGTTTTTCTGAGGTGGTCAATGTCAAAGTAATCGTCGTATCGCTTCCTCCACCTACAGCGTAAAGCACACCATCGAGGATGACGTCACATGCTTTGACAACGAACTGATTGGCTGCTGAGCCTGCACTGATTGCGCCGGGTAAGTCAGCGGGGTCGTTTCGGTCACTGTCACTGTACGCAGTATCGTGTGGTAGAAGGATACCGTTGCCGTGCACACCCTCGTACAAGTTGGTCAACGAGGGTGACAGGATGTGGTCACCGTCACGTAGTCCGTCGTTTGTTCCTGCAGTATGGCCTGAAAGTGGATTGTTTGACATTCTATTTCACCTCAATCAACAATTGAATGCGTACTTCATTCCTCGTAGTCTTCGTTATCGGTAGTATCGTGTGCCTTGCTACCGGTGTAAATGAGTTTGCACCCCTGAATTGAATATAGACTTCCTTGAGTGAATCGTCAAATGCTTCGGTAGCGGGGATAAATCCCTCTACGAGAATGGTGTTGTCGTCTACAATACGCACTGTAGGGTTGATGGTAAGAGCAGGACGACCTGCTGCTCCATCGGAACTTGTGGCAGGCGTACCGTCAAATCCAATGACCATCTCGTTGATGTTGCTAACCAAAGTGTCGAGCAGCGCTCGTTTGATGTGGTCGCTTACTGGCATTATGGTTCACCTCTAAATCGTATGACCGTGGTCTTGCTTCCGCCGACAACCTCTGCGGCATCACTACCACCGAGGCTCCCCCTGTTCATTGCCCTTCCGATGATGAAGCCCGATGAACCGTGTCCCTGCATGCTGATGGTCGGACGTATGACGAGCGTGATGTCGCCAAACAACGAGAGGTTGCTTTCTGTGATTTGTTCTACGATTTCGGGGCGACTACCGGTGTTTTGTGCACCTTCGACGATGCCCTGTAGCACACCTTCGATACCAGTGTCGACGGTGAGGAATACGAGGTCGGCGGTGTTTTTGCTGAGGTTGTGCTTAACTTCAGTCAGAATACGACTCACACCCTCGTACTCGATAACTTGACCCGGACGTAAGTCCCAAGACTGAGGATGACCGCTACTGGTTTTGTTACCCGCCAACAGGTTGTTGGCTTTGAGAATCGAGCGAGCGACACGCCTTGCACTTTCGTTGTTACGCACGGTAAAGTCCTCAACTGACTGTGGCTCTTGTTGTACATCACCACCACGTCCACTTTGCCGTTCGGCGTCACTGACCTCAGCAAAGGCGAGGTCGTTGACAGCGAGCGGTTGCCCTTGTACTACGATGCGATTGCTTGCGTTCTCGATTGGGTTGGTAACTGCGGGTCCATCACGAGCGTTATGGTCAACAAAACGACCGGCCTCACCGAAGTTGAATGGAACGTAAAGCAGGCTACCAAAGCGCTCAAAATAGACGATGTGATTGTCATGTCGACCGAGGAAGCGCAGCGCAGTGACAAGATTGACTCCGTAGAAATCAGTGGCCACAAAGCGAGTAGAGTGGCGACGACGGTCACTGCCTGAGTTGGTTGGTGATATGGGGAGAGCGATGTTGACTGAAGTGAGACTATCAGCGACATCCCTTCCAAGTCGAATTGCCATGTCCGAAGTTCGCAGTCCAACGTCAACCGGTTGAGCAGCAAAAGCAGCCGTGCTTGTGAAGCCCAACTCATCAAGAGTGCGTCCTTTCAGGTTACGCACGGCAAAAGTTGTACCTTTGTTTCCGGTGGAAGTTGCGCCCAGTGCTAAGCGCTCAGTCTGCGTGTCTATAGAAAACAACAACGGTGGGGTATTTGAAGCAGCATCATCACCCTCAAGTTTTGAGCCCATGTAGAAAATTGCAGTTTCAGAAGAATGACCGGGAGTAGGAGTGTGCGTGAGAATGATGTTGTCTTCACGCTCGTCAATGGTGTAGGAGTGCGTCGACGCTACTGCATAAGACGCTGTCTTTCGTTGTTTGACTGTGACCTTGGCTTGGGCTGAACCCTGTGGCGTAATCTCACCAAGATGCAGCGCATTGTCAACGAACACTGGCTTACGCACTTGTTTCATGATGACGTTGCTGTCACCAGTCGTGCGTTGCTTAGCAAGGTAAGGCATCAGGCATCACCTTCCCTCAGCACGATGGTAGGGACATTCTCTTTTCCTGCAACATGATGAGCGGCTGAACGGTGGTGACCGTCAATGAGGTATTGCTCACCATGCCTGTCAATGAAAACAACAACTGGGTTATCGTTTAAACTACCCTGCATGTATTGAAGCGCAGCATCTCTTTCATCATACCCATAGCGTCGTCGCAAAGAGCCCATCAATTCCCTTTCGCTGACCAACGCAGTTCCATGAATGGGATATTCGGGGTGGTATTGCTCGCTGTATCTTCCATCCCCAAAAGCATCCAATGTTGTTTCATCAGCACCCATCGAAATCATGTGCTCGTATGCGTCTTCTTCGTTGAAACCATAGGGTGGAATATCGGACTTAAGCACAGCCCAAGCGATGTCAAAAGCCCTCATGCCGCATCACCACTGTGGTCGGATGTGCTGTACGTTACATCCGCTTTGTGTCCTTTTCCATGCAAAGATTGACTGAATCGGGCCTTTACTGCGAAATCCTTACCGCTTCCAGTACGACGAGGTGCATCGCTACGGTAGTGTTGCAGTGAGTTTTCGCTGATGAGCAAGCGAGTGACTGTTGTCTTCAGGGTATCAGTGTCGAAACCAGTTACACCGGCACCCGGTAGTTTGGGACCATACGATGCAGGCACAGTGTCGCTACTGTTCTCCATCAAATAAACGGGTTGGTAGGGTGCGTTAGCGTTTGGTAAAGTTGTACGCATGTACGAAGTAGCACCACCATTGGTTGCTTCGTACGTGAACAAGCCGTACTTACCACCGCTTGTAGCACCGTAGTAATTGCCTGAATCTTGAGGTGTGCTTGATGCAACTTGTCGTTGAGAACGGAAGACTGCGACGTGTTGGTTATCAAGCAGCCTCACAGGCCGGAGCATGAATCGAACTGTCGTGTCTTTGAGGTTGTGTGGATTCGACGTGCTTGTTGACGTTTGATACGGATTGCTTGTTGTACCTGCGCCACTGCGTCCCCACCCTGTGTCATCGAATGGGTTGACAAATGAGCGAGACTCAAGAATGTAGGTGCCACCCATGGCCTTGATGTTGCTTGTGTGGCTGAAACGCATGACACCGCCGTGTGGTTGCGCTGCGAACGATAAACCGGTAAGGTCGTAGTCACCAAGCGTGTGACTACCTGACTGCATACCGCCCTGTAAAACGACACGTTGCCCGACACCTGTGTCGGTATGAAGGCTATGTGCTTCACTGTTGATGGCAACCATGTCGGCACTGATGCCCGAGGAGCGTGATTCTATCGTATCAGCATCGATTCCAATACGTGGACTGGAACGTGATATGGGCTCCTTGTGAACTGAAGTTCCGCTTATGCTTTCAACACGGTCACTGACCGTTGCTTCAGGCTTCAGCAATCCGTCTTCATCTACCTCAAGACGTCGACTGATGCCACGTGAAACTTCATCAGGTTGTAGAACATCATCACGTGGGCGTAAGTATCCTTGACCGAATGTGGGCTCAGCAGTGTTGTGAGACAGAACAACGCCTGAGCCTTCGTACACTGCATTGAGTTCAACCAAGAGGTCTTCGTTGAAATGAGTCGGGTAACGGACACCACGTCCTCCACCCATGTCACCTACACGCATGGCGTTGGTGGGTGCAAAGACGTCGACAAGCGTCGTTGTGCTACCGTTGTTGATGCTGTTGACACGGCCACCGAAACGAGGTACTGAGGTTGGACTGGACACCACGTCTCCACTGCTGTCAGCGATACCCTTGAGATTCACGATTGGTTTGTCGTTGTTCCACAAACGAGCGTATGGCGTACGACCATTGGTACGGTCGTATTCGTAGGCGTCACCTGCATCCCAAGCCGGTCGAATCCCAAAACCACGCACGGGTGCTTTGCGAACATCTTCACCACGAGTGTTACCCCACCAATCAACAAGGTAGTAACCGACTGCGCCATCAATGGTGCTGATACCAAGACCTTGGCTGTCACCCCACCAATCACGTGGTGCAGTAGAAGCGTTGCGAATGATGCGAACAGGACAGCCAAACGAACGAGTCATGCGTCGACCGTCGCTGTAACGCACTTGCCACTCAGCCTTGTCCGGTCCAAGCATACCACTGAAGTTGGTCTGTCGCTCCATGATACCGACATAGGTTGTCGGGAGTGTTGGTTGAGGGCTCGCTGAAATAAGCGAAGATGTACCACCTGCGTAATTCCAAGTTTCCGTTTCGTACTCAACCAGTGGACCTGCTTTGTAGCCGACAGTGAAGTTACTTGCGCCGCTGTGAGTTGCTTCTTCTTGGAAGGCTCGCATACCGTAGTGTCCCCACTGTGGTCTGTTCCAAGGTTGACGTAGACCAAAGCGGTAACCAAACGGATAGGTTCGAGTTGACACAAGACTTGAGGCGATAGCAAGACCGCTGCTGACAGCGTAAGAGCCGTCATCGTCAGCGTCCTCCCAATGTTTGCCACCCGCTGCACTCATTGCACGAGGAATGTGCCATGCTGCTGACCACGCTGCAAAACCTTCGAGGTTGCTTACCAACGGACCACCACGGCTGCCACAAGGCCAGTAGTGGCTGAGCATGACCGTGTTGCTACCTTGTGCTTCGTAACCCGTCATGGCGTGAATGTTGGCAGGTGTCTCTGCTGTTCCATCAGCACCAAAGAAGACGGTGCTTCCACCTGTAGGAATGTAGAGAATGTCACCGAGCAATGTGATGTCTGAGCCTGACGATGCAAACACCTTACCAACAACCTTTCCTTGAGAGAAAATGAAACTGTTGTCCGGTATGATGTTACCGTGAGACGTTGACATGGTGATGACGTTGTTTGTCAGTGACGTGTTGACCGAAGAGAATGTACCCGGCACTTGAGTGGGCGGCTTAGGTGTTTTGAAATCAAGGTTGAACGGTCCAAAACTTGCTGCGTAGTTGACAGCATGATAGTGCACCATCTCAAAGTGTTCCGGTGTGCTGTTGTACGCTGCTCTGTTGACAGCACGGTCACTGGTAGGGTTGCCCCATGTGCGACTGCTGTCGTCGGAGTAAAACGTGTGAGGTCTACCGAGGTTTGGATGCCATGCACAAACGAATGCATCGGGAGTGTAGAGGCTGTTGGTATCCCTTGAACCCTTGACCAATTCATCGAGGCCGATTGAAAATACGCTGTGCTTGGGCGTGGTAAGCAAACCTCGTGTTGTTTCTTGTGTGTAGGGGGCACTCAAACGTACAGTGGTTCCGACCGGCACAGGATTTGAGCCCGAGATGATGAAGCGATACGGTTGGTTCATTGTAGCGCTCGCATGCGTTGTACCAGTACGTTGAGTGTAGGCAACTGTCTTTGTGTCACCGTTTGCATCTTCATAGACCAAGACTTGTCCGTAGTAAGGCACTTCAGGGAAGTAAGATGCATCGTCCACCTGAATGTAGTTGCTACCGCCGCTTTGCACCACAGCAGTAGGTGTAACTGAAACGTTTGCCATGACCTTCGAGTAAATGTCGGGACTGATGGACGGATAGCCCGCCATCGTCAGTTGAGCCCCGATTGAACCGTATGATGCACGACAAAACTCGTAGTAATTGTCGATGCGATAAAGAGCAAGATGTCTGAAACCAGTTGATGTGCTATCGTCAGGTGCTACTTTGTGGAGAATGCTCCACCATGGAATAGATGTGGTGTAACCCGGTGTTGCATCAATGAACATACCGGGATGATACGGCTGACTACGCCGAGTAAATGAAGGCGCTTCATTGCCTTGCACACCAAGAGGGTTATAGAGCAGCATCGGAGGTACGTTTGTGAATTGACTTCCGTGGTCAGGGTCATGGTCGAGGATGAGTTCGTTGACAAAGATTTCACATCCACGCACGTCCGCAAGTGTTGCTTCAGCAAGGATGAGAGTCGCCCCTCCTACCGGTGACCCACCTCTTTCGCTGTCGTACTTGATGCCGACTACAAGATTTACCTGCTGTCCTGTCAACTCACGAGCGCTACCGTCAGGAAGACCAGTAGCGGTACCGTTGTTGTGATGGAAGCCACCAATCTGTTGTTTGCGTAAGTTGGGTTGAATGACGATTTGGTAAGCACCTACTTCAGCAGGGTCGGGGAAGTGACCGTCTTGCGTGTAGTTGGCACCTGCTTCAAGAACGATTGAATGACCACCCAGTTTGTTCATGGCCCCCGCTGTGCCATCCGAAGCAAGAATACCGTAGCCATCGAAACGTACCTTTGTCTCAAACATCAACGTAAATGCACCACCATGGATGTCACTTGGTCCACTTGGTGCGGCGGTCATGCTGCTGATGCGAAGTTCAGGGCTTAGATTGTGCATGCGAGCAAGTGTCTCATCAGGGACAAAGGTCGTAGTGGGCGTAATTCGACTCAAGAAATCGATTGTGTCGGGGTTTTGCAGCACGGCTTTACGCTCTGACTCGTGCTTGCTGTAGAGTCCTTGATAGGCAGGATGAGCCCAGTGACCGGGGAGCATTGGCATGGTAGCGTTGACAAAATGGTGGCCCATGCGAGGTAGAGGCATTGGTGTCAGTTGAGGGCGCTTGTAGCGGTCTACAACGAGAGTACTGGCACTGCCGGTGGCGTATTCAGTGTGAGCCATGTCAGGACTGTTTCCGCTGACCTCAGCGTGGTCACGCAACCTACGTGCTGCAAAGAATCGGGTGCTACCTGCAGGAACGTAGTACGACGGGTTGATGTTGATGGTTGTCGAAGCAGGAGGATTGTCCAGTAGGAACTGCTCGAAATCAATGTCGCCCACAACGCCAGTAAAGGTTGAACCAGTGATTCCTGTGTACGAAACAACAACGCTGTCTTTGGCTGTCGAAAGGCGCAGGAACCTACGTCGTTTGCCTGACCCCTCATCTTGTACCTCCTTGGTGGCGAAGCCACCGTCGTAAATGGTAGCAGTGATTGACGCTGATGCAGTGAGAACGTTGCTTGCATACGAAGACACCGTCAACGCTTGACTTTCCAATCCGTTAGCGTGAGTGTAGACGTTGGTGTATCTTGACGTGCTGCTGTGACCCATCTTTGTGACATGGAAGTACAGCGTACGGTCATGTTGTTCGTACGAAGACTGCAGTGTGCGATTCTCAGTTGCATTGACCCATCCGTCACGAGTGCTGTCAGGTCGGTCAACGCCCTGTGCAAAATGCTCCCAACCAACCTCATTCATGGTTGGACCAAAGCGTGGACCTTTGACTTCGTTATCGAAGAGATGGCCGATTGTAGAGGCTCCAAGGTCAGGGTGTATCATGCCACCATCACCCATCGTTTCGTTCTGATAGGCTTGTAGTCGGTCAAAACCACTTCGCACTACGATGTTACCCGGAATTGATTCAGGGTCAGGCAACTGAATGCGTAGATTTGGCTCAACCCCACTGTTGGCTGTTGCGGGCGCAAGTCCACTGGCAAGTCGTTCTCCCGATGCTCTGAATGCCTTGATGATGATACCGAGTGGTGAGCCACCGCTGATTGTGTGCGTTTGTCCAGTATCGTCTACAACTTCCATGTCTTCAAACTGCAAGTGTTCATTGGGGATTTCCAAGACGTTAGCGACTCGCACACGATGCTTTTCAGCAAGTTGAGGGTGTGCAACTTCCTGAGCCTGTAGAACAGGCATCATGGCACTGTTGGTTGTTTCGAATGAAAAACGAACGTTACCATGCAACACTTCGCCCGTTACGTAAGCGTTTCCTCCACTGACCCGAGTGGTCCACGGAATTGCACCGAGTCCACGTGCATTGACAGCAGGTAGAGAAAGGCTGCCTCCGTCCATGCGTTTCCAAACAACGTGCTCAACGTTGAAGTTTTTCGCAGGTGAGCGATTGTACATGTCGTAAGCGTTGACATCCCCAACCCAAAAAGAGTTCTTCTGTTGATTGTTTGAGACTGCACTGAGGAATGAAGACGGTCGTACCGACCCCGAAGCGTAGAAATCAGCAGCAACGTTGCGCTGCGCTCCTGCAGTGCCCGATAAGACCGAGCCCAAACTCTTGTCGATGTCCAAAAACAAATCACCTGTTTTGGCAGCACACGGCTCAGCATTGCTCAACTCAGTATCGTTGGAAAGCGCCGCATGTAGTTTAAAAGCAGCATTGAAAGGAGCGCCGTCAAGCGCATCGGCGGTCGTATAATCAGAAATTGTAGGGTAATCAGCAGCGCTGTGAATCAATGCTTCTACGTTTGGTCCTGCATTGGCAGGCGCATAGAAGCGGTCTTGGCCGTGAATCCGGTCGTCCCACCTTACAGTACCGCCCTTTGTGACATCAGCCGCATCAGCCAAACGGAGCCAGTCTCCAACTGACTTCTGACCGTTCCTGTCAGTTTTGGCTATGAGTGCCAATTCTGATTCGTGAGAAACCACGAGCAATGCACGAGCATAAACACCCTGCACATGTGTGAGTTCCTTTTGCATCTCGTCCTCGTACGTTATGAGTGGGGGTGTGTTGAAATCACTGCTGTCAACAAAACCGGAGACGAATGCGCCGGGGCCGTCGCTCAACAGTAGAGCAGGACCGTCTTGGTTGCTGTTCGTTGGGAACTGCGCCAACGATTGCCCGCTACTGGGTTCACTGCTTTCAGGACTGTTTGGCATAGGTGAAATGTTTGGTAGATGACCAAGAATGGTAGCGCATCCCATGCTGCCACCGTACGGTGAAAAACCAAGAGCACTGTGCCATGCACCAAGTCCACGAGCAAATCCTGATTGACCCGACGCTGTAATCATCAGCGTGTTGAGCGCTGAGTATCGCTCTCCGTGCCATCCTACCACGCCTACTGGTTTGGTACGGTCGATTGCATCAACCAATCCGTTGAAGTGAACGGCACCATAGCCCGCATTCACATCACGAGTAAAGTTGACAAAACGATGCACTCCGCCTTTGGTCCATACGTACAACTTGTTGGCGCTTGACACGTTGGGGAATGTTTTGGAAACGCCGTCCAACGCATTGTCCCAAGTCTTGATGTCTTCAAAGGCGGCGAAACCTGAAATGCGATTGATGGCAAGGAAAAACTTGACGTGGAAATCACTGCCCGATTGCATCACAATACGGCTGTGATAACACGCATGAGCGGGTGTATTCTCACTACTCACACCCGTAGCAAAATCACTTGACGTGCGTAACCAACCACTCTCAGGTAGTCGATAGGCGAGTTCGCTGTTGGTTCCCATGTTGACCGTGATGAAAGATGCGTTCAACAGAGTGCCTGAATTGGGTGCGTTACTACCGTGAGAATACTCAACGATGCCGCTGTTGGAAATCTCAACCCATCCATATCGGTCCTGACGATTTGACGTACCCATGCTTGGTAGGAATGTGCCGCCCATTGCTTTGAGAGCGCCTCCGCCGGGATACGTGTTGATGGCCGCCCCAAGCAAGGCTGCTAACTCTTCGCCGTTCTGACATTTGGTAGCATCGACAGCGATGTACTCCATGTTGACATCTGAAGCAGTCAGAGTTTGCGCTTGAAACGCTCCTGAAGACCCATAAAGAACCTTGGTAGCAAGCGGCGCTGCTACACGAAAAGCACAGGGGTGAAGTTCAGCAACTCCACCACCCTCAGTTTCTTTGGTTACACGGCTGTTGTCATCAGGGTGAGGTGGATTGAACGTAATTTGATTGTCAAGCCACGAGCCACCGGGATGATACCCCCCGTCCATGTGAAAACACAGGTCTGAGTTGGCTGCCATAGCGTGGCCCATGAAAACAGCGTGTCGATTTGGATGAGCCATACGATAGTCGTGTACGTTTGCTGTTGAGACATTTGACGCCATACTGGTGAAAACCTCACCGTACATCCGTCCTGACTCAGGTCGTTGAAACAACACGGCAACGTTGGGCTTACCTTGGGCAGGTTCCCAGTTGATGGTTTGACGCCAATGGAATCGACCACGAGCAAGTTGGTAAGCGCTTGTCCATGGTGCAAAGTCACCCTCATCATTGTGGATGTGATTCGGCATGAATGCCGTGTTACTACCCGTGTGACTTGGCAACTTTGACCATGTGTTTCCAACAGTCAAAGCACGACCGGGGTGTGGCTCGAACGTGTTCACAGGTGTAGCAATTTCTTGCGTAAATGGAAATGCTTGACCGGGTCCATAGATGAGGAACGTTGTCTTGTTTTCGGTTCCATCACGGTGGTCTTGATACCTTGCAGTGGGATGTGCAAAACGAAGGACCAATGGCACCGGCACCTGAATCGCCACCCCTCGGCTGTACACTGCAGGATTTGGGAAATCAGGATGCACCGACTGAGTTGCGTCCTTGACATCGACGCTGAGAATGTTGTCTTGGTTGAAGAAGGGTGGATTGATGCTACCACGATGTTGGTTCAAAAGAGCAGTACCGGGGAAGAAAGCCATGATGGCGTTGCAGTCAACAAGGGAGAACGACGAAAGCGTTTCGTTAGCGTGTTGAATGCCTGCAACACCAGTAGGTCCGTTGGCGTAGGGGTGCGTGTACTTGTCGCTGTAGTCGTTGTCAGTACCGTCATTCACATCGATGGTTACTCCGCTAAAGCCACCACCAAAGAAGAGAGGTACCCAGTGGTCGGTGCTGTCACGCCCACCACGGAAAAAGACCTGTGGATGTGAATGAACGCTACCAAGAACACGTACGCCTGCTGTTTTGAAACAACGCTCATCGTGGAACCGCTGCATGACTGCGTCTGTGTTCGGTTGAGTAGTGGGGAAATCCTTGTCCTTTGTGTTGTCAACAACATCAAGGTACGTCTTTGAGGCACCACCGTTTTGACTTGTAACCAACGCTGAACCGTTGTTCAGTGAAACAAGTGATTCATTTCCAAACGAGGCTACTTTTGGTATGAGTGCTGAACTGACTGAGTCGACTAAGGTCGCTCCCTCTTCCCCTGCAGGTCGAACAAAGTGCCAAAGTTCATTGTCGGTGTGAAGTCGAATCGGGTCAGTGATTGAATGAGCCTGCAGTGTCTTGATGACTGGGTTGTTCACCATTGGTAAGATGTGGTCACCGGAGTATGCAGTGAAGCGTTCACCGTTGAGATTTTGACCCCACGTTTGCGTATTCACTGGGTTGTTGAACGAATCCACAAGCACTGGTGAGGATGTGTTTGCGTGAGAGCCTCTACCTTTGGTTGTCACCTGCACGACCGTGTAAGGTAGATAACCGACCTCGGCTCTTAAGCCTGCATCAATTTGAGCATCGGTGGCCGAGCGATTGTTTGTAGGTAGAGTGATACCCGTGTTGTTGTTTTTGACGAACTCAATGTCTCCGTGTTCAATGTGCGCCGCTTGAATTGCCATGTCCCGATGAAGAGTGGCTGTGAAGAAATCACTTACAGGGCGAATCTCGTTGGCGGGATTGTACGCACGAATACGGATGGCATCTTCAGCAACTCCCCATTCACCAAGCGTGCGCCCATCACCTGCGAAGAAATCACGACAGTCGAATGGTATGCCCTCCTCATCATTTGGATTTCGTAGGTTGATAGCGGCTGTCAAAACTGCAGCAATCACTTCATCGGTAAGCAGCGTCGTCCAGTTGATGCAAGATGAGACAAGAGCACGTATGCTTCCGCCTCCGCCAAATCCAATCCGTGTCGTATTGACATGCGTGCTACTGTTGTACCTCTGCGAACTCATGAACTCTGACCCCTCAACGCCAAAGAAGACGTGAGTTCCGCTTTTGTCGTTACGTGTACGGTGAGTGTAGGAGAATGTGTGACCGAACGACCCTTTAGCAGTTGAGTCATTGAACGGGTCAGAAACTTGAATCAAACCGTTGCTTACTGGGAAGCCCATGTAGCCGAGCACATCGAAGTGTGAACAAGTACCACTGGCATGGTAAGGAGCCTCCAAAACAAGCGTTATCGTTTTGGCTACGGCATCGTATGTGGCTTTGGTGTCATAGGCTGCATTGACACCCGGTACGCCGTTCCATTTATTTCCACGCCACGATGCCAATTTTGCGTGGTCAGGGTTAGCGCCAAAACGCCCAGTAGCATCTCCAATACCGTGCATGTGACGACCGATGGTAAATCCTCCCTGACCTACATCTCGGTCATCTATGGAAATGATGATTTCATCTTCAAGAGTGTCAGGTAACTGCGTTTCGTCAAGGCTGAATGCTTCACCAAATGTACGATACACCATTCTGATTCCGTGTCGATTACCGAGGTGGTCAATGAACTCAAACCCATATAACGATGAGTTACCAATCGCATCGTGACTGATTTGGCTTGAAGGCACATAGGACGAGTAGATTGTTGGTAGTACTGTTGTTCCCTCAGTATCGTGGATGTTACCGTAACGTTGGTTGAAGCGTTTGTCACCCTTCCGACCAAAACCCCATGTCCCTGCATCGGGAGCGAAACCCGGCACTCCTGCAGCAACCAAACCCCCTAAGTTCAAGCGACCAACCGCTTGTGTACCAACTCGAAGCCCTTCTGTGAATGAAGTGATAAAACCTTCAGCCTCCAGTGACTCAGTGTTGACCGTATTGTGTGATTGACCTGAGCCTGATACCATCGACATGGCTCTCATCACTGGGTCCGAATCTTCATCGCCTCTTTGAGCAAAATCACTGGTTGGTTTGACTTGCTCGGATGTTTCATCGGGCAAGGTGTACTGTTGCAGTGAGGTAATGGGAGCAAACGGTCGTCCGTGTTTATTAAGCGGCATTGGCGCAGGGTGCATGTTTTCGCCGCTCACTTCATCAGGGAGACACCAAAATGTTCTGAATCGTCCTCCGTGACCAATGAGGAACTCAGGTTGATATTGAGATTGACCACGAGCATTATCGAGCCACACACAGAAGTTTCGTCCAGTTGCACCGGGCACAGTGCTGTGAATGATGATTGAGAATCCTTCTCGACCCTTCGTGTCTTGCACAACACGACCAAGATGTGCACGGAAGTAACCCATGTGACTCCCTTTGTCAAGTGAAGTGAACGCTTTTTCGTTGTCCCACCACACTGCAGGGTTATGAGCAGAGCCTGTTTCATCTCCGTCACTGCTTACCCGTGCGTTTTTCGCACCCGCTTGGTTGATGATTCGAACAACTTCACGAGCGGCTGCCTCAATGTCGGTAACTCCGTCACGAGTTGCTACTTCACCACAGTCGATTGTGAGACGGCGAGTGAAGTCCATGTCAGTCCAGTGAGGTAAAAGGTCGATACCTCGACGACCGGTATTTGAGGAAGCCTCGACGTGATTGGTTAGGTTTAGTGTTTCTGAGCGAATGCCACGTAGGGCAAGGAAGGCAGGTATTACCCGAGTACCATCGGGTGTGTCAAACAAGGTTGAAGGTTCACGCACTGTGGCTCCAGTCTTTTCGAGTCGATGCAACGTCATGGCAACAACAAAACGGTCAAGTTCAGACCTGATTTTACGAGCGTAAGTGTGCGCTTCGTCGGCCCAGTACGGAATTGCGACCGCATCGTTAGTCCTCGGTAAAATGCTGTCCGCAATCGCTCTTTCGCTAAAAGGACCTCCGGTGTAGTAACCAGTTTGGACGAAGTGACCATGAGACTTACCAAATTGAGTGATTCGGTCAATGGACGTTAGATGGTTTTGCACGGTATCAGGCGATATGCGTGCCTTAAACTTTGCATTGCCATCTCCACCACTTACCGTGATGAGTTCAGCGTGTTTGTAGTTGCTACCTCCATTGTTGATGGTAAAGGTCGTAATACCACCCCCGCTGTCAACACCAGTGATGTCGATGGTAAGGCCAGTTCCACCTGCTACCGATGTGGTAGCAACACCAGTGGCTGTCGCATAACCACTACCTGTAGCAAGAGAACCCGCAGCATACGCATCTACTAAGGTGGTGACTGTGCCTTTTGTTGGGTTACGCAGTGTGCTTGCAGCAAAACGATTTGCCACATCATGAGCGTAAGCGCTCTCCATAAAACGAGAGCGAACCGTGCTTCGCACGTATTTGTTTTGACTTGGGAAGCCCGCAGGCACGTCGATTTGAGTGATGTAAGGGTGCTGTCCTGCACCGTTGTAAGTGATTCCATACTTACCAAGTTCAATTTGGTCGCTGCCGTCAGCAAGATTTCGAGTGGTGGTATGACGTTGGAAGCCGATTTCGGCTTCCTTTGCACTTGATTGAACTTGCATGTGAAGGTCTTGAAAGGCAATAAACTCACGGTCGTGCGCTACGTCGTAGAGCAAAACACGAGCATGGTCATCGTCCGCAAGGTAAGGGTCAACAAACGCTACGATGGGGGGCTTACCGAAGTTACCCTCAGTGGCATCTCCAAAGGCGTCGTAGTTGATTTCGATTGTCTTGTTCACGTGCTGTGCGTAGTTGATGGCTGTTTCACGACAGGTGTTGCCAATGAGGAAGTTTTCAACGGGAATTGCAGTTCTCGCTGTTGTCTTACCATCCAAAGAACCAGTTCCACCGTTGAATGCATTCCACACGAGTGCTTCATTGTACACACCACGGCTTTTTGCGAACATCCCTTCAGTGGCATGTGGATTGTTGTACGTCATGTTGGCCCAAATTGTGTCACCGTTGCGAAGACCACCCGGAGCGTAAGGGAATAACCACGTGCGATTCAAAATGGCCTCTTCGTCATTGAGCATGACATCGTGACACCCAACACGCAGGTAGACGGAGATTCCACTATCAGAGATGTCACTTTGTAGTTGTGCACGCACAGCAGTCGTCATGCCACTGCTCATTGTGATGACGGTGTTTTGAGTTGGAGTTGACTGTGCCATTCCGTCAGCGATTGCGCCTACGACTCCAATGTACATGACACGCTCGACCGTTGAAGTTGCATTGGTGAACGCTTCAGCGTAGACCCTATCTCCAACTTGTACGTCAAGTCCCAGTGTGTTTGCTTGAAGCAGAGCCCCTGTAGCAAAAGGAATGCATGTAACTTCCGTCGCACTCGATGTAGCGGTGATGAACCAAGGGTTCTGAGCGGTTGTTTGTGGGCGGTACGTATCACTGATGTTGAGGGTCTTCTCCAATCCTCGATTGTCAACGTCATCTATTCCAAGATTGAAACCACGGTGTGTCAGTATCCCTTCCTGATTGAGGATGAAGTTGCTGTCCGTAGCGTCGAGGTAGTTGGGTAGAGCACCGCCTGAATTGAAAATGTCTTCAACCAAAATTGCCCCACGAGTCTCAATTGGACTCGTAGGAGTTCCAGTCAGGGCCGTGAATACAGCCGAGGCATCTCCATGATAGATGAACTTTCGAATTGTACCATCCGGTGATGTTGTTTGAAAGTTGTAGTGGTAATCACCTGTTTCATAGACCATTTTACCACCCTGAATGTTGACATCAACGTGAGGAAAGAGTTCAGTGTCCTCTTCGTCAAACGTAATCATCACGATTCCACTGAACGTTGAACCGCTCATGAATGGACGAACCCCAAGAATTGTGGCAGCAGCACGTCCAGTTTGAACTCGTGGAGCATGTGGGTTTGTAGTAGGCCCTGCTTTGAACTCGACCGCACTTACGTACTGACGCAGTCCGTAGTCAACATTGCCGCCTTGTGTCTTGGCGCTCGCTGCGTCGTGGTAATACTCACTTCGACGCTCAATTGCGGATGATGGTGTAAGCGTGCTTCCTACAAGTGGAACAAGCGATTCTGCTTGATAACCACCACCCACGAGAAGCAACATTCCAGTTTCATGGTCACGGAGGAAGTTTTCAGAGAACGCCCACGTTTCATCCTCAAACTCAATGTAACCTTGTGAGGCAGGGTCATTTTCGTAAATCACCCATTCACCGTTCGGCAAGAATGCACGCTGATAACGAACGACACTGCTCACGTAATAACGTGAGGCTGATGAAGTGTCCGCAGCAGGAAAGATGTCAGGGTCACTGACGTAGAGACGGTATTTGCCGCTTACAACCTCAGCCTTGTGTTGAATTGATGCGCTTCGAGTGTGCTCATTTTGAGAAAGAGCGTAAGCGTAAGCAGCGTTTGCGCTTCGGTCAGCAGGTGATGTTTCAGGGTATCGACGCCCAACAGGTGAAGGGTTCCAAGTGTGAGCGGTCATGGTCGGGTCAAGATGCAATTTCAGTGAATTGTCAGGACCGGGGAAGATACCTTCAGCAGCATTTTCAAAAAACTGCTCATTGAACAGTGGAATCTCAACGAGTGCACGAGTGCTCGCAAACTGACTTCCGAGTTGGTAATCGTGCGTTACGGTATCCATTGATTGGAACATGCGGTCGTTGACAGTGCTTCCGTCTGATGCTGAGTTTTCCATGTAGAACTGACTGTCACCAAGAATGACTTCACCCAATGACACTGTCAAAGAAGCACCACTGCCTACATTGCCTGCTTCAGAGGCTAATCCACTTGCATCCACCCATTGGTAGAAGTTGGCCACCTCAGAGCCATCAGGTAGAACGAAGTCACCGCTACCAATTGAGGAGTCAGTGAAGATGAAAGCAGCGCCCGTTTTGGTGTTGTAAGCAGCACTGGCTCCTGTTTTCAGGAAGATGCGCCCCTTCTGTGGAAACGGGTATGTCCCCCAAGACTTGAGGTCGTCGCTGTTGTTGTTCAAAGCACGTACCTCAATGTACTGAATACGATTTCCACTTGTGGTGTTTAGGTCAACACGCACGGTTGTCGCAAGAGCGGAGTATCCTCGACGAGTGTTGTAAGGGAGACGTGTTAAGGTGCTTGGGTCAAACGATGGATTTGTGTCGTATGCCCCTTGACCTACTCCGCCAAGTGAAACGGTGACAACAGGAGCGTTTGGCTCAATCTCCTTTACGACGTGAGAGTTCGGGCTACCTGACCCAATTTCATCCACGTTGCGAGTGATTGCTGCTGAGTTTGCACCCACACATCTGACAACTGTAAATCGTCCACCGTCTTCACTCTCCTCCTCAGCAACGCTACGAAGACGAGCACGGGTCATGAGGTACATGACAGAGGCAAAGTGAGAGTCTCCTCCATTGGAAAACCTCGTGTTCAAATGACGCAGTTGAGCGCTTCGTGCTCGGTCCGATGGTTGAATGAAGAGACGATGGGTTGAGCCCGCTGTGAGAATTGCATGATTGTCGATGATGTCGAACATTTCATGGACTGGGCCTTTTGAAGCAGCAATGCCCGTGTCAAACTGCCCGTTACTGGGAGATGAGACTTCGAGAGCGGGGTTACGTCTGTTTCCTGTTCCCAATGCACCGGCACTGGTAGCCTCAATGATGACACGATGAAAGACAGAATCGTGTCCGGTTTTGGACGTGTGGGAGGCACTGATGTTCTCAGGTGGACGTCGAGGTTCACTGGTCATTGTCGTGTAATTCTGAGGCGTGTATCGCTCGTCTAATTCATCATCGCTTTCGTACCCCTCACTGTTGTCTCCAACAAGAGCGTGAGTGAAGTTGGCTTTACCAAGACTGCCCTGTGTGGGAGAAGTCAACTCGATGATTCCACCGGGAGCGTGCAGTGTTTTACCGCTGCTGAGAGAGGCTTCAATCGCATCAATGACGTACGTTGAGCCGGTGAGCAGGAGATTTGAGGCAGGGACTGTCTTCTCAACCATGAGCATGGGTGCGGTTTTGTTCATGCTCGCTCCTGTAAAGTCGATAGCGTTGTAGTGAATCTCAACATAAGATGCCATGTTGTACGAAGACAAGTCAACTTCGAGAACCGCTACCCGACTCGTTGCTGAAGGCCGTAAGTGGTGCTTACGCATGTTGTCGTCGACGTCGGATACCTTCTGAGGAGCAGGGCCTTTGAGAACAAAGGGCATGGGGTCAAACTCAACGTTTGTACCTGCACCGCCAATAGCGATGAGTCTTCGAGACGCACCTGTCAAACCGTTGTCTACCGCCTCGTAGGCTTTGCTTTCTGTAGTGGCCGTGACGATGTTGTGCTGTGAGATGTCTCGGTAGTAATCGACTTGACTGTTGATGGGAAATTGACGGTCAATACCCTTCGCTGATTCGTCAAACATCAGAGTGATGATGTCGGCGTTTCCTACCTGTTGGTCAAGGGTTTCTTCGTTGGCACGTGGCATGTTGCGAAGGTACTGATGGCCATTGACATGGTTGAACGTATGACGACCCGAGTGCCCGATTTGAAACGATTCGTCAAGCGTTGTAGGCCACGTAACGGCGAAAGGGTTGTCGCTGTCATTGGCTGTAGTGGCCATGCGACTGGAAAAAACGATACCGTGCTGCTCAAGGTCACTCTCGTCAAGGACCATTTGCCCGGTTCGGTCAATGAGTTGAGATGCAAGATGAGGAGGTTGATACGGCTTCCCTGAACCATTGTCAAGGAGAAGGTCAGCAGCGACAACGACGAAGTAATTGTCACCCGTTCCTGCACTGCGTGAGTGGAGAACACCTCGCAATCCATCGTGAAGCGAAGCATTGTCTCGACTGTCGTGCGTGCTGTTGACAAAGTCAAGATGGATGCTGCTTACGAGCAACACACCGCTTGTCACGTTGATGCTGTGAAGTCGAACTCGCTCAGGTGGCGATTGGTTTGGTTTTTGTGTGTCCCGATTGATGGCACCGGGGTTGATGAGTAGGTTGTAAGGGACGTGCGGAACCAAATGCGTGCGTTTTGTTCCGGGTAATGTTTTGTGGTCAACGATGCTGTAGTCGCCGGACGAATACGGAGTGGTCGTAAAATCAACTGTACCGGTGGTCACAGTCTTTCCGGTAAGCGTTGATGCTAAAGAGGCAGCATCGGACGTACTGATGGTGATGTTTGACAGTCCGCTTGAGTCAGCGATTGAGGAGATGGTGTACGTTCCTGCGATAGGGTCAACAGGCTCTTCGAAACGGAAGAGGCAAAGCGTTTCATCACCGACAAGGGCTGCACTACGACTGGTCATTTCAGGGTTGAATCTTGCTGAAACGTGAATGCTTTCGATAACACCACGGAACTCACCACCTCGTCCTCCGATGTAGACGTGGTCATCAGACTCCGGTAGCGTGTAATCACCGTCAATGTTCTCTGTTGCCATCAGTTCACCGTTGACGTAGAGTGAAACCTTGCCGTTTGAAACAGCACCGACAAGATGAATCAAGGGACGATGATTGATGTTGAGGTTGGTAGCATCGTCTTTCCCACTGTCGAAGCGGTTGTAGGAGTCTTCAAAGCCACCAAACGTCGTGCTTGGGTAGACTGTACCGTCGTAGCCTGTAGATGCGTCAGAGGCTGTGCTAAGGACGATTTTACGAATACCCACTGAATTGACAACGTTGACTTCAAAGACTGCGGGACCCGGTGTGTCAATGCTCCCAATACGCAGTTGAAACTGCTCACTCTTGCTGAGCACAATTCCTCCACAGTCAGGCGTTACCCACGCTTCAATCGCTATCTCGCCCGGAATGGCATCGCTGATGAGACTTGCTTCACGTGCACCCTGAGAAGACTCTCCAATGATGTCAGAAGCACTACGCTCACCTGCTGAGTTGTCCCGACCAAGGCGACTGAACATACCCTGTGGTATGATGACTCCATCACTCACGCCATCAAAAAAGAGAGCGTGGTTGGATTGGAGCATAATCGGCATTTCTTACCCCCTCACATGATGATGTCAATTGGTGCGAAGACCATTTGGTAGGTGTACATTTGCTCACCTGCGCTGTAACTCACGTCAAACTTCTGAATTGCACCTTGGATACCAGTCGTGTTATCTCCGGTGTCAAACGTGACGTCGGCACTTTGATTGTTCTGCTGTGACATTTTTTCATCAACACTCTTCCCCAGTCCAGTTGGAATCAAGAAATTGCGAACGGTGTACTTTTGACCGTCAGGTGCCTGAATGATTGAGTTGTAAGGGATTTGAATACCGATTGGGTAATCACCGTCAACAGCAAAAATACCGGTAATGGCTGCTGTCCCACCTGCAGCGGCAGCGCCACCGAGCGCAGCAGCAGCCACGCCTCCTGTCGCTACTGTTGCTGCTATGCCTGCACCCACGGCGATGACTCCACCAAGAATCGCACTCCCTGCTCGTGCTGTGTTGTGAAGAATACCGTAGAGGTCTTGCACCTTATCACCTGCTGATTTGACAATGCCCGCATCATTACGTCCACCTGAAAAATTGGTGTGATATGGCTGATATTCAGCGTTGTTGTTGAAGGCGACGTTTGTTGAACTGGACATTGGGCCGGTGCTGACTTGTTGGAGATTCAACACTGAGTTACCGGCTGAAGAAGCAAATGTGGACGTAGAAAGTGTAATTGTGAAATCAGAGGACTGCGCTTCGATTGCGGATTTGACAGCGGTCGCCAACTGTGCGGGTGTGATGAAAGTTGAGGACGAAGTGTCTTGTACACGCACGATACCTCCACTCACGTGGCCCACTGAACCTGCACTGCTGACAAACTCCACAGTGGTTGTGGCACCCGATTTGTTCTGAATCGTCAGCGACCTTGTACCGCCCGCAAGATTCGCAAATGAACTGTTGGCGACAGGAGACATGCCTCCGAATGAATTGAGGTCAACCATGCGAATGGCGAAGTCGATTTGAGCACTGGCTTTTGATGCCTGTGAAACTCGACGATTCAAGTCGTCATCGGTGAAAACACCCTCAATGATGATGGTTGAATTGACAAGGTTGAGGTCAAGACCGAAACGACGACCGCCCAAAAAGGGTATGGGCATTCCGCCAACTTTGCGCTCGACGCTGAGTGCAAACGACAAGGCTTGGAGTTCCATGCCTCCTGAGTATCCTGCGTTTGCCATGTTGTCGGGTGTATCGAACAGCAAACGAATGGGAGTGCCATAGCCCTCAGACATGCTCACATCCTCCCTCGCATGGTTGTGCCGCCCAACGCACGAGCAACTTCTTGCTGAATCATGTTACCCATGGAGCGAGCCATCTCACGCTTATCTGTGCGGTCAGTGATACCACTCGGATTGATGGTGATGTTGAACGTGTTTCCACCACCGCCTCCGCCTCCGCCAGTCATTTCAACGGGAATGGAACGACCACCTGACAAAGGCACGACAGCCTCAGTACCGTGAAGCATGACTGGATAACCACTTTCGGGACCGCTCGCTACACCACCCTCTGAGAAGCCAAGCAAACCGCCTACTGCACTGAGTCCACCACCAACAACGTCCGCTATCTTACCGAGTCCATCCAAAAGAGGTTGAAGTAAATCCATCAAGTAGTCAACAGCCTCTCCAATCAAACTGAAGATGGGGGATATGACGTTCTCCCAAACGAAAGTGAATGCCGCTGAAATTGCATCCCAAGCCAACTTGAACGGTCTGAGAGCGAGTTCCGCTGCCACTGAAATCAAATCAAACACTGGGGCCAAGTACTTGTCGTAAGACGCTCTCATGGCCAACAAGACCATGTCCCAGTTTTCGTAGACAAACTTGATAGAATCGATGAGCGGACCAAACAGAGCCATGAAGGGAGTTACGACGTAAGCATCCCACACACCCTTCAGAGCATTGAAGACTGCAGACCAAGCATCGCTAAGAGCATCCAATGCAGCAAGGAAAGCATCGATGAATGGATTCAAGATGATACCCAACGTTCCGTTCCACACATCCTTCATGCCACCCATGACCGCATCCCAGTCGCCCTTGGCAATCGACATTCCAATTGAAAACAAGTCGATGAATGGCTGAATGAGGGGCATGATGACTGCATCAAATATACCGCCCATTGCATCCATCACACCTTCCCAATCTCCTCGTATCAGTGCCATACCTGCTGTGAACAAACCGGTGAAGATGTCGATGACGGGTTGAACAGTCATGTTCCAAAGTGCGCTCATCAAATCAACCAACAGTTGCCACGCTATGCCAATGGCATCAAACGCCAGTCCAAACCCTTCAACCAAAATGGTACCAAGAAGCGTGATGATGGGCTCAGCAACGGCGTAAAATGCGTCCCAAATGGGCATGATGTTTTCATTCCAAAAATCCTTCAGCGCCTTGAACTTGTCTTTGATGTAATCGATAGCAGGTCCAATCACACCCATGATGGCGCTTCCAACACCACTCACCACACCACCAAGACTACCAAGAACACCGCTTAATCCACCTGCTGAAGCGGTAAGACCGCTCAATGCAACCGTTAGTCCTGCCAGTGCTACCATCAGAAATCCTCCATTTCAAGCCATGCGTAATCGAGTGACACCGTCTCTTGGCCTCCGCTCTTTGCTTCCTGTCGCTGTCGCTTCATGGCTTTTTCCTGTTGACTGCGACCAACAAGGGTCCAAACAAGAGACTGCTGAAACGTTTCAGGACTCATGTCGTGCACCTCTGCCAGTGATATTCCAAAGTGCATTGCGACAGCATAGGCCCACGTTTCCAATTGCATCCCGACATCTTCGGGGGTGGCGACGGTCTTGCGACTGAGAAAGCCCTCAATCACTGAGCGCCGCCGTTCGTAAAATCCCCCTGAAGCATTTGCCCGACCTTCTCGGGACTTGGAAGAACAGCAGCAATGCGCTGACCGATGTCGCCTTTTAGGTTGAGTAATTCAGCGACAGTGAGTTCAGGGTTGGTTCGCACGAGCCAGTGTGAGAAAGCGTGCTTCCAGTAGGATTCGAGGTCGAGAGACATCTCGCCGTTTTTTCCGAGTGCCAACATTTCTTGAGCAGCACGTTGAACATCAAAGAACGAAATGTCCCTTACCCACACTTCCATGACCACATCAGGGTCATCGGGGTCAACGGGAATCTCGTGTTTCTGTTCATTCGTTTGTCTCAGCAGTTGGTTCTTGTTCGGTATCTTCGGCATTCATCTCCACCTCGGTCGCAGCCGCTTCATCAGCGGGGGCGTCCACCTCTTCCTCGGCAGCCGATTCTTCATCGGGGGCCTCCGGCGTTGGTGCGGACTCGGTAATTCCCTCATCGTCTCGCTTTAAGCGCAAAGCGAGTTCAGCCTTGGTGCCTGAGACGGGAAGACCTCGGGCACGGCACTCCTCACGGAGTTCAGCAAGTGTCATTGCATCGTATGAAAGTTCAGCGGGAAAGTCCTCACTGTTGGGAATGTCTTCACTTTCGACAGGAGCGTCTTCTACGGCAGCATCCACCTTGGCCTTGGACAAACGCCTGACCTCGTTTTCGATGCCCTTACGGGTCCTAAACGTTGCAGCAGGGCGAGCCTCATCCGCCATCAATCCAACAACACCACCAAACCACACAGCGTATTCTTCAGGAGAAGAGCGGCGGTATCGGCGGACGGATTCAGCGGGACTTGGCATTCTTTTTCACCTCAGCAATGGAACAGCGTGTCAGTAGAAACAACACGAATGGATTTTGGCATGACCTTCAAAGGTGCACGGATTGGACCTTTGTCTTCAGGAATTGGTAGAGGGGCCTCAATGATGACGTAGTCGTCAAGTAGAATGTCGATACGCTCACGAGTAGCACCGCTACCCGCTTTGGTGAAAGACAGGCGAATCATGTTGGCTGTCGTAGCGTTGAAGTCGACTGCACGACGCATGTGGTGGTAGAACACGGGGTCGTCAACGATGATTTCCATGTCGAGGTTGTACTCGGTCTTGCCTTCCACTGCAATGGATGCATTGCGGCTGCCTGCGTGTGGCACTTGGTCGGTTTCACTGTCGGCTACAGGAGAGCCGTTGATGGTGTAGAACTGCTGAACGCCCGTGCTTCCGGCAAGGTTGAATGAGACGACTTGACCAATACGAACACCGGCAAGGTCGATGGTACCGTTGTAGAACATGTACGGCTTCTGTGTGCCTTTGGCAATGCCACTTTCTTTGCGCTTTGCGTCAGTGTTTGCGGTGTCCTCAAACATGCGGTGCGGATTGTATCGGTCACCTTTGCTTGTTTCAAGACGACCAGTGTCCGTGTAGCACAGTGCTGAATCGAAGTTCACAGTCAAACGTAGAGCGGCGTCTGTGTCAGCGGTCATGCTGAAATCTTTGACCTTACAGCCACGGAAGACACGAGTGAGTTGCTTGGTGTCAGTTGCACCACCGTCAACCACATCGTCAACACTGCCATCGCTATCACGGCGACGAATGCTGACTTCCATGGCAAAGGAGGGGACAGTGCTGCGAGAGTAGAGAAGGCGCTTGACTGGATTCTGAATGTTGCCCGTTGATTCACGGTTTGGACTACCGTTGGTGTTGTCGGATGTAAAACGAGCAAAGCGAATCACCGTGTCGTCAGCGTGCGGGAAAAGCAAACCGTCGTCAAGGAAAATCAGTCTATCCGTCCCACCAGTGAAAGCGGTGCTTGTGAGGTTGGTGATGTCTTCAGTAACTGCCGTGTTACCGGCGGTGCCACCTTGTGCTTGTGTGAGTGTGATTGCTTGATTGCCGTTTGCCTCAACAGGAACTGAACCCACTGTGATTTTACCGTTGTGTCCACCTACAGCCTCAATGGCTGCCTTAAGAAGGACAAGGAATCCGTTTTGAGTTGTCGCTCCACTGAGGTTGAAACCAACAGCAATACCACGAGTAGCACCAGTGCTCAAAGTAGCCGTGATTGAACCTGTAGCCTTGAGTTGTGTACCGTTGGCGACGGCAGTAAGGTTGGCAGCGCCACTGTCATTCGTGTCGGAAACAAAGTAGTCAACGATGGTGCCATCGTGAGATGTCAACGTAATCTTCTGACCTGCTGTCAATCCATGAGCGGCGTCACCATCAGTAACTGTAACTGTTGCAGTGGCACCCGATGCGCTGCTACCTGAGAGTCCAACAATGCGACGAATCTCACTTGTTTCAGTCTTGTCGAAGTACGTTGTTTCGGGATTGGTCACAGCACCAAACTCTGTGCCATCAGCACTGTCGGCTTCGTTGTAGGTGATGACATCAGCACGAGTTTCGTCCTTGATGATGACGTAATCACCCACTGTAACTGCACTGGAACCTGAAGAGAATGTAGGTGCGCCTGTGCCATCGAACGAAATGCTTGAGGCACCCACTTTGGTAGCACCGTTGAGAGCGTAGTCGTTTGAAACACACAGACCATCGTAGGTTGAACCAACATCCACAGCCTCCATACCGAGGCAGTAGTAGAGCCATCGAGGGTTGTGCATGTTGACTTCGAACGAGCCACCTTCGTTGATGAAACGACCCGGAACCTGCACAGCCACATCACGACCAAGTCCAACGATGTGGTAGCGCTTGAGGTCGACTTTCGTTTCAGGCAGCGTTACTGTCGCAGCGAGGCCAACGAATTGGTCAGTAAGCACTGACTCACTTGAGGAAGCAGCGGCATCATCATAGCCCATGCCTACGTCTACAGACGGGAGAGTGAAAGAGTGAAAGTGAAGAGCATCGTTGACACCACTGGTTGTTATCACTGCTTCAGAAAGAGCAGGAGTGACTACGAAGTCAGTCTCAGTGGCGCTTGGTTGATGTTGCACGACAGTGAAGACCTTTCCAGTTGACGGTCCGTCATCGTCAGTGAAGTTTGTACCACCGATGATGGTCAAACGTGCACCAACGAGCATACCTCGTGGTAGTTGAAGCACTCCCGATTCAACGGGTGAGTTGGATGCACCACCTGCAAGTCGGATGGTGCTTGTACCTGCAGCGGCATCTGTAGATTGATGTGCGAACGTGAAATTGCTGCCGCCATAGTTGTGTGGTAGTTGTAATCCAGTTTCATGACCGAACGAAATCTCGGTTAAATCTCCCTTGTAGACTGTTGATGGCATGTCCGCTTCACCTCATGGCACGAGTTCCGCAAATATAACAACCTCTATTTGGAAGGTCATGCGGAATAGGTTCTTGGTTCGGTCTGAAAGGTCGGTTCGGGTCTTGAACACCATGCGGTCAAATGAGACACCGTCCCCCTTTCTCTTGGTATGAATGAGGCGACGTACCTCATTTTCCATGGCTTGAAGATGCTTTCTTGATTTGGTGGTACGCATGTCCACCGTGATGTTGACACGAGTTGTGACGAAATCGTACAGGATTTCAGGTGCTTCCTCGTTGTGTGCCGTTTCGTAGCACATAACGTAGTCGGACTTCTTCATGTCAATGCGCTTTCCACGCTCAGGTCCGAGTGTGGCAATGTCGAGGATGATGGGTTTGATGTTGTAGGTGTTGCCTCTGTTCCAATCACCGAGAACGGCGATGACAGAGTCGAGAGATTCAGCCCACGTTGCTACCATTACTTCGCCTCCCTCTTGTATGCGTCAATGTCCGGTACGAGTTGCCCGCCCTTGAACTTCAACTTGTAGGTGACAAGAGATGGCGACTCACGGAGCATGCGCTTGTCTACCCTATCCAGTGCTGCTTTAAGAGTGCTCGGGTCGGGAGTCTTACCACGTTGCTCGTATTCGCCCGCTTCGTTTCGGTTAATGCCGTCCATTCCAAGTTCTTGTTGTTCAACGGTTTGTCGGAAGGAAGGAGGGCTCTGTGTCACGATTTGACGTAACTCTTCTTGACGTCCGGGGTCCAACATTTCTGTCGTGAGGTGTTGTACGAGAAACTCATCCACCTCTTTCTTGCCCATGTCAATCACTCAAATAGCACCATCTCTCGATAGCGAGGTAGAACCCTTTCAATTTCAGACTGCAAAAGTTGAATCTTGGCTGTGAGGTCAACGTTGCTCGTTCCTTCAGGAAGTAGAACACTGCGGTCATCGGACATCAAAAGGTCAATGACGACCATCTTAGTAGCAATCTCTTCGATGGCCTGCTCAACGTATCGCTCTCCGTAGATGTAGGATACCTTGATGGCGTTGTACTCAAAGAACGGATAGGAGTTGTTGAAGTAGATGATTCCCACTTCATGGTCCATCCACCAGTCTTTGAGACGAGCGTTGTCACCACTGGCGCTACCACCTTGTAGGTCAACCTGCAAGAGATGCTGAGTGATGTCACCGCTTGGGGTGCTCCCTACGACTGCTTCACAACCCGTGAATGTAGTAGGGGTCACTCCAGTGTATCGAATGACGTTCGTGTTGTCAGTGAACACACCTGCCTTAGCGAAGCCATCGGTGTCCGCAACCGTAACAACGCCAGTGGCCGCTGAGCCAAAGTCGCCGCTTGTGCTTGATATGGTGTCTGTGTTGCGTTGAGTTTGCGAGATGGAGACGTTGCTGTCCGTACAGACGATGCTGCACGTTTCACCTGCCTTTACGGGGCGCATGCTGCTGATTTTGACGACTCCAGTGCCGTAGTCTGAGTTGGCTGTAGCGAAGAACTCATTGTGCACAGCGATGTTGCTCGTGCTGCCCTCCAGTGTGAAGGATGGAGCAAACTCGACGGCTGATTTGCTGACACGGTTCTCTTTGTTGATGAGGTCAGCGAGATTCTGAGCGGTAGTAGTAGCGTCGAAATCAGCACGCCATTGACTGGAGGACGTGCCTGCTGTTAATATAGCAGCACTGCCGTTACCCGGAGACATCACAACTGAGCCACTGATGGCTCTGACGTCAGCAGGGATTCCAAGACGTGCCTCAGCCCCACAAATCTCACGGTAGTCGTCACCCTGCCACAATTCAATGCGAAGCATTTGTTGCACGTTGCGGAAGAGCAACGGCGCTGTGCCCACGTAGTCAGTGTAGTAGCGACGTCTGTAGGGCTTGTACGTGTCGAAGTTGATGTACTCAGCACTGACGAGATAAGGACGCCAAGCGTTGTGAGTGATGTTGTCGATTTTGTCTTGAACCTCTTTGATACGAGTCTCAACGATGGCTTTGGTAACGCCACGCTGACGTCCCACCTTAGCGTTGGTGAACGATGCAAGGTTCTGAACTTCAGTGTTGTCGGCTGACTCGAAGTCAGCGTGCGTGAAAGAGCCAGTGAACACCAACTTGACGCCGCTTGTGCCACCGTTCTGAATGTCGGTGATGGTCTTTTCAACGCCAAGTGGATTAGCGTCACTGTAAATGAGAATGCTGTCGCCTACCTCAGTTCCACACCTTCGATAATCCTCACCAGTGATGAAGACACCGTCAGCAACAGAGTCAGCGGAGACTGCAACGGGCTCTTGAGGACCGATACCAAGGAAGTCAGCGACTTTCTGAGCAGTGGTGTACACAATTGCCGTTGGGTCAAGAGGTCGTGTTTCACCCTCACCGGGACTGAAAACAACTGGCATTTACTCTCTCGCCTCCTCACTGCGTGTGGCAAGATTGTACTCCATGGGTTTGTTGCAGGTTGCACATGTCTCACGCCACATGAAGTGAAGCATGCCACAGTGCTTGCAGCGAGTGCCTGAACCAATGTTGAGGATGTCAGCAGCCTCGCTGTTGCGATTACGTTGTTGCTTTACGATACCCTTGAGTGGATTCTCAGGGTCGACAAAAGCGGACTTGTCGATGCTAAGGTCTGAACGTACGCCTTGCTTCTGAAATCGACTGATGTCATCAAAGTCAATTGCTGATATGTCCAGTCCCATGCATTACCCTCACACTCAACTGGTCGTAACAATGATGTAAATGTTCCCGAGAACAACATGTGGGTCAGCCGACACACACGTGTTTGAACCAATGGCATCGCTGATAGCGGTGGCAATTGCAGTGCGCTCTGTACTATCAGCAAAATCCTTCGGAGGAAAAGGTCCGAGAATTGTCACTGACTTTGCCATTTGCCGTCACCTCAAGAGCGACGACCGATAGCGAAGAACGTTCCACCAATGACTGTGTCACTTGCTCCGGGCGTGTTGACAGTAATCGTCGTTCCACTCACGGTAGCAAACTCAGCAAGCGTAAAGGGCGCTGCGTCTGATTGGTCTGCTGCGCCACCGGTTTCGAGATTTGTAGGGGCCAATGCACCAGTAGGTGTAAGCACTGCCATGTCGATACTGACGAGCAAACTGCTCAAATCGATGGCCGTTCCATCGGTGTAGGAGCCGGTCACGACCATGCGGTCGCCAAAGTAGGTTGGTCGGGGGTCAATTGTTACTGCCATTATTCATCACTCTCTTGTTGTTCTTCGGCAATTTCACTTGCCATCTCTTCAGTTTCCTCGACACCGTCAGGACTCATAACAGTTGCGACGATTTCGAGAAGTTGAGTTTTGGTTGCGTAGCCTGAAGGCTTCAGACCGTAGGCATCAAGCCATGCGCCGATGTCCTTCTTGTTCCATCCTTTGTCAGGGATTCCGTCTTCATTTTGGTCGACGGTTCGCTCCTCAGCCTCAGTCTTGCTCCAACCTTCAATGCGGAAGTTGTCAGAGTCGAGACGTGGGTGAAAATGGTCAAGCCACGCCGCCGTAACATCGACTGGACGGTTTTGTTGCCAGTCAGGCATCTTCGGGTCAGTCGCACGACGGACGTGTGAGCGTCCGATGTAGGTTACTGTAGGCACTGAGGCTCACCTCAGTTGTAGAGAACCATTACGTTCGTGGTATTGGCTGAACCGCTGAGGTACTGAAGCGTGATGGTCTTGCTGCTCACGGATGCACCAACTGCAACGGCGCTTGTGCCGCTGTCAGTGGTGAGGACCATGAGGATGCTCTCGATGCCGCCATCAAGGACGATGGTTTCTCCATCAGCGCCACCTGTAACGGTAATCAGAGCCATCTTTGGAGCCGGGTCGTAGCCGTTGGCTGCGTCTCCTGAAGAGGAGTCGTCCCCATTCAAAGGCTTGAATGCATCAAGGTTGCCGGGGTAAGTGCTACCACGAGCCAAGTATTCAGTCGTGTCGTGCGAGCCTGCACGAAGTTCCCACGCACCCACAAGGGTTGCGGTTGCGGTACTGGTTGAGTCAATTGTCAATTCTGCTGCCATGTTTGTTCATCTCCGTAATTTTTCGTTCCTCACTTCAAGTCCCTGATGCTGCCTTGTGCACGGAAGAAGGTGGTCCACACCTCACCCATGGTTCTGAACAGTCCCTCTTGACCGAGTCGGTTGATGGCGAATGGGTCGCCAGTCTCGATACCTGACTCGAAGTATTGAGTCGGGATTGCAGTGGAGAAGTACAGGTAGTCCGTGTCAAGGAAGTACATACGGCTGATGCCGTCCTTTTCGACGTCCTTGGAAGGAATGATTGGGACACCGTTGTAGGTAGCAACGATGAAACCGGCTTCGATACCGGGAACACCCTTGACACCGTTGTAGGTTGGGGTCACACGCTTCTCTTCCATGAATCGCTGTTGCGCTTGGAGGAGTTGCTGAAGACGCATCAAAGTGTCGTATCCAGTGAGAATGACCTTGGGGTTGCCACCAAGTTCCCACATTCGCTGAAACACGTCATCGAGTTGGTCGAGAGACATGGTGCGTCGGTTGGCTGAGTCTTGGTCAGAACCGCAGTTGACGACAGCGTTGGACCAAGAGTTTTCACTTCGGTCGATGCTGTAGATGTCAAGGTCGGCTGCACCACAGTGGTCAGCAGCAGCGGAGCCCGTCTCCATGGAAGTCAATCCACCGGAAGAGCCGCCGTCGTTGCCGGTAACTCGGTCAAGAGACTCGAAGTTGTTGCCTGCGACAGTGTCAGAGTCCGTAAGGAGCATCTTGTTGACCATTTCAGCGTGGTGCTTGCCCATTTCTTCTTTGAGGACAGAGCGCATGTCGCCAAGTCCGTCGTCCTTGTCAGCAAGGAAGACAGCAACTTCGCTGACGTCGAATGAGTGAGCGATGGTCTTTGGCTTTGCAGCGACGTGTTGGAAGGTTGGCTTGACAGTTTCAGGCAGGGTGCCGTTCTCTGCAATACCACCGTGGACAACACCTGCGTTTGGCTTGTCAGTGATGACTCGCCATCCGCTGCGGTCCCATGGTCGCTTTGGAAGGATTGAGAATGCGTTGAACTCTTGGTTCAATTGCGACCAAACCTTGCGTCCGTAGATTGCTTGGTAGGTACCTGCAGTGGTCGACAGCATTGGGCTGTCAGCCTTCAAAAGTTCAGAGCCACTGTATGAGTAGCCCATTGCGTTGCCTGCGCCATAGTAGTAGCGCTCCATGTCAGTAACTGTTCGTACGTAGTTTCGTGCCATTTTTCTTCATCTCCATTTGTTGTTTCTGTTCTTGAGTGACCTCATTCGTCCCTGAACAGTCCTCCTGCAAGTTGGTGCACTTCTTCCCACGTCATGTTGGCGAGGTCCTGAGTAGATGGGACCTCAACGGTGGGTGCGGACTTGGCAATGGTTGTGCCAACTTGGGCTTCACCACTGCTGATGTTGTCAATGCGCTCGTTGAGTGCACTGAGGGACTTCATGATTTCATCGAGAGGACCACGAGCATCGAAGTTCTGAGCCTGAGCCTTTGCCAGTTCAGCAGCACTTTCTTGAGCGTAGCGGCTTTCGAAGTTGCTCTCCATGGCCTTGCGAAGTTCTTCTTCTTGCTTTGCAGCCTTGAAGACCTCGTATGCGTGTTCCATGGAAGCAGGGTCAACAGAGGTGACAAAGTCAGACTTGCTGACTTCTCCGCCACCGCCACTGGTCAAACCTGCACGGGAAAGAGCGTTGGTAGATGGGGAGCCGCCCTCTTGAGCACGGCCCTTGACCTGTCCACCGAAGCGAGTGTCGTAATCGGACAATTCTTCAGGAGTGGAACCAAGGTTGGCCTTGGCGATTCCGTCGAAGTGTGCACGAGCCTCATCGGTGTTGACACCTGCGGACTTGAGAGTGTTCTCCATCCAGTCGAGGTATTCAGCAGTGATGACGTCGGAGAACTCAGACTTCTTCTTGTCGTCTTCGTCCTTGTCCTTTTCCATGTAAGCCATGGCTTCTTTTCCTTCGCCACCCTCTTTCATCTTGGGGTGCATACCCTTCTCGGTATCGTCCTTCTTTTCCTCTTCCTTCTTTTTCTTGAACTGAGGGGGCATTTCACCTTTCTCCATTGAGTCCAGTCGGCCTTCCAGTCGCTCAAGTACGCTGTTCATTTGTTCCATAACGTCATCGGTCATTTTCTTCATCTCCGTTTTGTTGGTGTCTTCTTTTAGGATTTTGAATGTTGCTTCAGGGTTGATTCCTTTCTCACAGATGGTGATTTCGTGCAGTTCGAGTTTGCTGATTTCTTGGTAGTTGCCGTGGGAGTTGTCGTGCTTTCGTACTCTTTTGAATGCTTGACCTCCAATGCTGAATCCCGCTAAGTTCCCCTTCCTGACTTCGGCTGCCACTTCACGTGCCTTTTCGATGTCATTTCTGAGTTGAACTACGACGAACATTCCGGCGTCATCAACTTCGCTCTTCCAAAACCTCCCTTCACTGTCTGTGTACTGTGGGATGACTTCTCCTACCTGAATGTTCGAATGAGCCAATTGCACATTTCGGTACTTCGGGTCAGCCATGAACTTCTTGAAAGCGTCTTTCAAGGCCGAACGAGTAATCAAATCCCCCTGCTTGTCAACCAGTTCGACGCTTGCATAGCCTGCGACCACGAGGTCGTTGCTCCCTTTGAGCAGGGAGAGGCTGTCTTGTCGAGTTCTGAGCAACACACTGAACACTCCTCTGTTTGTTCACCTACATAAATAAAGCGGCATCATTCATTTTGCGATTCTGCTTGATAACCAGTTGACTGCTCTTCATTTTCTATCCTCTTGCGTTTGCTACGTGCAGCGGGGTACTCAGGCTCGGGGTCTTCCTCGGGACGCTCCTTCATGTCCCAATCAGGTAGAGACTGTTCGGACATCAAAGATGTAGGCCCTCGTGGTGATTCGACACCACTTGCCATATCGATACCGTAACCCTGTGCACTTGTTCTCCCTGACATCTTTTCTTTTTCGACACGGTCTACAAGGTCAACAATACGAGACAGGGTCTTTGTCATCGCTTCGATTTCATCAGGCTTGAGCACATTCATCTCATCATCAGCATCGATAATGCCCGCTGATTCCTTCTCAGAGTGCTTGCGATGTTTCGGTTTGCTCATGGAACGAGCGCTTTCCTCGATGTCGGCTTTCTTTTCAACGCCCTTCATCATCAATGAAGCAGCCTCGGACCACAGTGGTCGAACGCTTTCAGCAAGAAGCAATGCATAGTCGCTTTTCGTAATCTCACCAAGTGCTGTTTTTGGAGAATGAACCCATGTGCCATAGCGACCAGTTTCCATTTTGAAAACCACGTCGTCTACCTTATGAAGCGACACTGTGAGGTGTTCTTCTCCAAGGGTCAAGTCGAATGGAACGGGGATAACGGGGTCTGATTTAGCAAGCAGTGAAAGCGTTTCCAGTGAGGACGGTGCATCTTCAGCCTCACCCACAATCTTGGAGGCCGTTACGTCGTAGAGTTCTTTTTCACCACGCTTCTTGCGTCGTACGCCGCTCACAGCGACATCAATGACATCTCCTTCCTCAAACGGTTTTGGACTGCGTACCGTGCCCACGTCAAGGTAACTCTCGCCATCATGGTCGACACCACGGTTACCAAAACCTTCAGCGTCCAACGGCCCTGCTCCCAATCTGTAGGTGTAGGGGCCTTTACCCCGAACATCGAGAACAATGAGTGTGACTCGCTTGGTAGGACGCAACAAGAACCATTTGGGATGACGTCGTTCTCCACGCATGTACGTGGATGTAGCATCACGGAGAAGAATGCGATTGCCGCCTTCTTTCAAACTGTCAACTGCGTCTTGTAGTCCCTCATGGTCAGTGAGACGGAAGTTGTGAGGGCCGGGGACAATGATGTGTTCATGACTGTCAAACTGACCACGAAGCACTTTCATGCGCTCTCGTACGGTCATGTCAGCCACGTTTGTGTCGTCGTATTCAATCAAGTCAACGACATGAATCTCTGTACCTGCACGAACAACGTGCAGCATGAAGTCCTTATCAGCCAGTGCTTTGAACTGCTTCTTGTCGTCAGCATCAAGATTGAGTGAACCATCATTACCGTATGCGGTAACCTTGTTTCCCTTTCGTTGAACGATGAATTGCTCACCGTCAGGAAGAAGTGATGCGGCCCACTCACCGCTAAACCCACGAAGAGCCTTGAAGTCCTTCAATGAAAAGATTCGATGCATGGCGAGTATTGGTGGAGGAGAACCCTTGTCCTCTTTGTAGATGGCATCGGGGTCCATCAATGCCGTCAACACTTCATCGGCACTGAGAGCAATTTGAGTCGGCTCATCGCTTTCAGCCTCTCCACCCATGGCTGTCGATGTGCGGCTGAAGTTTTGTGAGGTGGTAGGATGAACATACCCTTGACTGTAGACTTGGTCCGTCACCTCTTTACCAAACACGTCTTGTTGCCAAGGAAGAGGAACGGTGTGCATCATTTGCTCACGGGTATTTGTACCTGCAACGGGTTGCCCGTTTTGAAACTCGATACCCACCGTAGGAGTGTGAGGTAACGCTGCTTCCATGTCCCCGCTGACAAAGTAGTCACTGATTTTGGTGCCCTGCATCGAGGTAGCAGGATGAATAGGTCGCTGACCGTAACCTGCTTGCGTCACGGTTTCAGTGTCCTCGTCAATCTTCTCTTGCGTGATGAAGTCCATGTTGGCTTTGCTTGGGTCGAAGATGAAGAGGTCATGGAGTCGACGTTTGGTTTCGTTGGCTTTTCCTTCAATGAGTCCTGCTTCGTTGCCAACAGCACCTGAAGCCATGGGTACATGAGACAAACCGTATTTGTCCGTTTCACCCATGCCCATGATGCGTGGTAGAAACTGCAACTTTGGTCCGTAATTCTCAGCCCACCATGCCTTTGCACGGTTTCTGTCTTTCTTGCGGTACCACTCAGCGTTAGCGAGTGTCTCATCAACAGCAGCGTGGTGGTCTTCTCGACCTGTGTGCAAACTGATGTCACTTCTTGGGTGAAACTGAACGCCTGAACCAAGAATGTCGCCGTGCTTCATGGCTTTGATTGGTCCATCCATGCGCTCCATGAGTTGGTCAACCATGGCTTGATGTGCGCTGTCATTGGGCAGACCCAACTTGTTCATGATGTTTTCACGACTCATATCAGGTCGAATCTCAACTCCTGCCTGTCCAAGAATGAGTGCAAGATTACGATGAGGCACCACTTTCTCACCAGTGGATTGCGAAAGCATTGCACTCGCTGACTTCTTTTCAACATCATCAAGTCCATATCCGTGTGTTGTCAACCCGTGAAAGTCATGTGGAAGCACCATCAGGCCACGGTTTGCATCTCGAAATAGACGACTGACGTTAGCGATAAAGCGTTCAGGGTTGTTTGGATTGAATGCATCAGAGTCAGCACTCTCCATCATAGGACGTAGTTTCTTCGCCATCTCAGTGATTGCGACGAGGTCATCGTTGACCATTTGGTCGTCGGTGTTAAGGTGCGAGGTAAAGCCACGCTTTCTCTTTCTTCCTGTCGCTTGAGACGCTTCACGAATACCTGACCCTCTCATCAGGTCACCGATTTCATTTCGAATGCTTCGTGCTTGCTGTTCAAGTGCATCAAGTTCATCGGAATCAGCCGTCTCCATCCGTGTCTCAATGTCGTATTCAGCCGCTTCAAGTTCCATGATTTGGTCACGCACTGCATCTGAAATCTCCAAACCCATGTCTGTGATTCCGTCAAGAGCATGAAACCGCTTGAATGCATTGATGTTGCTTTGAGAATGACTTCGAGGATACTGGTCGTTCCCCATTTGCTTGTGCGTTAGGTACCTGAATGGGGCAGGGTTGTGTGGAGGAAAACCCACCTCTTCGTCAGCAATACGTCCAAGTCGAGTGATGTTGCTGTGACTTATGCGAGAGTTCTCAAGCGAGTGACTGTCTCCCCCGGTTGCAGTACCAGTCGACAACAAGCCGTTTTGAAACTCATTGACACGACCTCCAAGATGCATTTCATGTGAAGAGCCGTCAATACCACCCGGCGCTTGCCGTTCGGCTCTTGACAAACCATACACCTTGGGGTCATTTGAGTAGCCCGGACTTCGAACTGTCTTACCATGGTACATGAGTTGCTTTGGGTTACGTGCTGCTCTACCTCCTGTGACCTTGCTTGCATCAAAGAACGAAGTTGCACCTAACGCTCCGTTGTGAACCATTGAGTGCTTGTCAGCCATGAACGGTAGAAACGGAGCAAAAAGGCCGAGCGTTTTCGGATTGGGAACAAAGTGCTCACTCATGCCCGTGCGCTCAATGCGACCAATGAGAGAATGACCCTCATCGTCTTTCGGCAACATGCTGTGGAGTTTCTGTAGCAGTGTGATGGCTGAGCGTCCTCTTCCGCCTTGTGTTTGGTAGTGCTTTGAGAAATGCGCTGCTTTACCCACTGGTCCTTCAGGTCCCATCAACCAAGCATCCCGCTCATCTTCAGGAATGTCTTCGAGACGAGGTCCGTTGAACCCTCCATGAATTGCCTTGTCGGCGTTTCGACTGTCTTTTGCGTGAACACCGACTTCAGCCATGTCTTTTGCAGTGTTGAAAATCGAAGCCAATCCTTCTTCACCAACAAGTGGTCCATCGAAATCAGGGAGGAAGGGATGCTCTGAGTATGCGTTGCCCGTTTCAGGGTCATACCCAAGAAGCATCTGAATGCCACGTGGGTCGGCATACTGAACAGCGTCTTCCTTGTCATTCATCTTGAATGCACGAGCGATGGCCTCATCGTAGGACAAACCCTCTTGCTCTTCCATCT